GTATGACTTTGCTGTAGGCGCTATTGTAGCGAATATTGCAGAGATAGGTATTGGGCCGGGAACTTACAATGTTACTGCACTTATGTCTCGTGCATTAGTATTAGATGGTGGTGGCAGCCCGACTGTAGTGTCTGTTTTAGTTACAGAAAGTTTGCGTGTTACTTATTATCTTCGAAACTATATTTATTCTTCTGACGTAGCAGGTGTTGTTACAATCGGAGGGATTAATTACAATTATTTAATTCGCGCTGCTGCTTGGAATATTCCTTCTGTTAATGGTGGCACAGCTTTTCCCGGTGGTTGGAATAGTGTTACAGGTGGTACAGATGCGGGGGGAGTTTTTAAAGATCTTACTACTACTGTAATGGGGACGTCTGGAAATGGTTCTATCGGTGCGTATAGCACACAGACATTAAATACAATTGCTTTGTATCCAGCTAATACTGGTGGTGCAGTTGGTTGTGGAACTTATGCTCCTGTGGCATATACTCCCGGTGATTATTATAGGGATAGTGTTGTTACTATTGGTCTTACAGAGGCTAATACGTTAACTGGGGGTATTGGATCTATTGTTTATGGTGGATTCTTTGGTTTATATCAGATGTCCTTTACTCCAAAGCTTCCAAAAACAGCGCTAAACGCGTTCGCCCTTCGTCTTCGGATATCTCTTAGTAACTATCCATGATTCCTAATCATGCTCTATCTAATCCTAATCGGCCAGCTCCGTATTTATACCCGGATAACAGTGCGCCGTTTACGGACTTAGATTGGGAGTATGGTGGAATCGCACTTAATGATCCATCGCAAGGATTGCTGTATCAGGTCTGGCAGCTTAGGTTAGATGAAGATACTGGTGATGTTTGGATCAGTGCGCCTAATCATCCCGAGAGTTTGTTATTTAATCAACCTGATACTAGTGAAATTAGCTTAGCATTTGATCAGAACATGAACCCGATGGTGGCTTATGTTTGTCTAGGTCAGGCTGGGTACTGGTGGTTTGACCCCTTTACGAGCCAAATGGAGTTCGTAACGATGGATCCTGGGGTTGGATCACCTAAGTGCTGCATGGATGATAAGCGAGCGTTAGCAACTGCTGATTCGGATATCCTTCTGGGGTATGTTGAAGGTGGGGATTTGTATTATAGGGAGCAGCGAGATAGATTTCTTGTGCCGTATCTGCTTAAGGTTGGAGTAACTGGGCAAGTGCTTCAGGTTGGTATGGCTAGAAACCTTCGCGTGGACTTCTTCGTTGGAGTTATGGCGTGAGTACCTATACCAATCCACAGAAACTTCAGGGAGAAACAGTTACAATTTTGTGTAGTTTTCTTTCTCTGATGGCTGCGGGAGAAACTGCACTGACTTGCGCGTCCAGTATGGGGATTTTCACAGGCACTGATCCCGACGCCGTGACTATGTTGTATGGAGATTGTTACGTTCAGGCTAATGCGTCGGATGTAGTGCAAGATATTTTAGGTGGAATCCCTGGAGTTATTTATATCTTGTACCTTTCTGTTCGCACAACGTTGAATAATGTGTTAGTACAAGAGATTAAGATTGCTATTCAGCCTTCCATTATCCCGGAACCTGTCTATAGCAAGCGAATTGTTACACAAGGTGGTTTCCGTTCCGTCGTTGAAGGCGGTGATAGACTTGTAGTCGGAGTGTAGAATGGCTAATTATCTAATCTCCGGCTTGCCTGACGGAGCTGTTGCAGAGTTAACTGACCTCATTGAGATTGAGCGTGGTACTGCGCCGACGAATGAGAGTCTTTCGTTAACTTTGCAAATGCTTAAGGATCTTATTGCTCCTGCAGTTGTTAGTGGTATTAACATAGTTGATACTGCACCAAGTAACGTCACAACTCCAGCCGGTGATACAGACATCATTCGGTTACAGAACCTCGCAGCCCCTCTTACCATTGCAAATCCTTCCAGCGGCCCTGTAGATGGATGGTCGATGGTGATTGAGTTGCGTGATGACGGAACTCCCAGGGCTCTTACCTGGGGAAGTTACTACGCTAATCGAATTGCCAATCTCCCGGCGACAACTGTAGCTGGGAAGTTTCATAAGATTAGCGTTGAATGGCTGGATGGGGATACTAAGTATTACTGCGATGTTGCTAACGTACAGCCATGAAGCCGGCAGACGCACTTAATCGCGTGCAGAACGCTTCTGGTGGAGGCGGAGGTGGTGGTGGTGGGGGAGGTGGAGGTGGAGGAGGTGGAATTCCTATTCCTTACGGGGTTACTGGAACCCTTCCAGCAGGTTATGTTGGATCAAACTATCACTTATTCCAGTATGATGCTGGGTTTAGCATTCAGGGCCAAGGCTACCCGTATTCCAATCAAGATATCTTAGGTACCTTGATTGACAATGTAGCAATGTGGGGAACTATTAGCCCGACAGTTCAGTGGCAAACTAGTGGAGTTCCATTAGCTGCTGGATCAGCTCCTACAAAGCTCCGGCTCAATGATGAGTTAACGTTAGTGTTTCCGACTAACTTAACCATTCTGCCTAAGCCTGCGTTCTCCATGATAGACCATAGGTGGCGAGAGGCTAGTCAAGGGTTGTTAGTTGATACTACACCCAGCTGGACAACGATGGCTTTCGGTTCTGCCATTACTCCAACGGGGGCTAACCATCAAGGGAGCTTCTGGTCAAGGATTCCTTTTACTACTGGGAATATTCATGTAGAGGTTACGTTTACTGGAAGTTCAACACTTACGTATTTTGGCGTCAGTATGCAGCATGGAGCTGATCTTACTGAATTGAGTTACGCTAATTATTATAGTACTGCAATGCCGGCTACTGCGGGGGTTGCTATTCTTCTTTCAGCTCCAGGTGTTTATGCTCTAGAGATTGTTGGGGATACAGGAGCGTATGAATTCTTAAATAGCGTTGGCGCTGTCATTGCATCAGGAACTCTTACTCTTCCTCCAGGCATGATGTATAGGCCTGGATATACTAATAATTATGACGGTAATGACTCAACGGTTAAGTTGAATTTTGGTAATGAGGCGTGGGCTGTTCCTGTAACTTCAGGTTTTGGTGGGATTGCAAATCAATCTATACAAGTACCTATCGGTGTGAAAGCAGATATTCTGGTGAATGGAGTATCAATTTTCGGTGCTGATTCTCCTTATATTGTTCTGCAGATATCTACCGGAAGCAGCTATCTTGAGGGGACACAGGCAAAGTCTAGTGGAAAATGGTATGCTGCTCTTACTTATGCAGTTCGGGGAGGCTTAGTTCGTACAGGCTTTAATCCTACTATTGGCATGATAGGAAGTACTGGCGGAGATTCCGTAAGTTTTGATGGATTCAATCTTCGTTGGATATTTAGTGGGGTTGCGGCAACACCTGTTTCAATTCCACCAGATCCTACTTATTACACCTATGTGGTATTTGCCATTGATCTTGGGGCCAGAACTATTGCTATGTATCGAAGGGAGATTGCAACAGGTACCTTGGTGTTAGCTCATACAATTAGTGGTATTCCAGTAGGTAATTGGACTGTTGCCTTACAGGATGCTCGCCCACAGCTTGGAACGCAAATAGTTTTTGGGGTTCCAGGACCTGTAGGATTTAATGCTTGGGAGACTACAGTATGATTACAGTAGTTAATCCATCTAAGACTCCTGGCAGCATTGTAACGATCCAGTTTAACTTTATCTCGGAGCTAATCAATGGTGCCAGTATTTCTGGAGCGACGCTTAGCGTGGAGGTTCTTTCAGGTGTTGATGCATCTCCTGAGGATATCTTAGATGGAAGTTATACAACTGCTGGTGGAATAGTTTCACAAAAAATCACTGGTGGTGTTCCAGGAGTTATCTATCAGGTTACCTGTTTTGCTACTCTTAGCAACGGGAACCTTCCTGCTATTCAGACCAAGATCGCGATTGTCTAATGAAACTAACTGCCGACCTGATTGAAGCATTTGCTGGTATTTATCTATCCCCTCGCTACGATGATGCGAAGCCAACGCCAGCATTCCATCGACAGTGCTGGGAGCTTTATGCTAGTGATCATAAACAGGTTGGCGCAGTAGCACCTCGAGATCATGCTAAGAGTACCGGGTTGACGTTTGACTTTATTCTTGCGTCAGTATGTTTCAGGACTTCTGATTATGTAATTCTGATTGGTTCGACGGAAGATAAGGCAGCGGAACAACTCAGTAATATCTCCGAGGAATTGGAATCCAATGAAGACCTGCGAAGGGACTTCGGGATTCGAGCCTTTGAAAGTCAGACTAAGACGGAGGTTATCGTAGTTCATGACGACGGACACCGATTCAGGATTCTAGCTCGTGGCGCTGAGCAAAAGATTCGTGGTGCTATGTGGAAGGGTAAGCGCCCTAACCTCATTGTCTGTGATGACATGGAAGACGATGAACAGGTTGAGAACAAAGATCGTCGTGCTAAGTTCCGTCGTTGGTTCTTCCGCGCAGCTAAGCAAGCGTTAAGTAAAAGTGGAAAGATCAGAATCCATGGTACTATTCTGCACGAGGATGCACTGCTCTCGCGATTGCTTAAGAACAGTATGTGGAAGCTTTTGTTCTTCAAAGCGCATAAGAGTTATGATGATTTCTCTGAGTTGCTTTGGCCAGAGCGTTGGACAGAAGCTGACCTGAGGGATCGCAGAAAGGAATTCGAGGAGGATGGAGATAGCTCAGGTTACTCGCAAGAGTTTCTAAATACTCCATTAGATAATGCTGTTGCTTATCTGCGGGAACGCGACTTTCTCCCAATGTCGGAAGATGATTTTGAAGTACAGAAACTTGTCGCTGTGGGTGTGGACTTTGCTATTAGCAAGAAAGACGCTGCGAACCGATCAAGCTTTACTGTTGGAGGAAAAGATTCGCGCAGCTATGTCCATCACATAGACCAACATGTGGGAAGATGGGATTCGTTGGAGATCGTTGATAAGTTCTTCGAGATACAGCGACGGCATGATCCAGAAGTTTTCTTTGTTGAAGGTGGGCAGATTTGGCTAGCCATTTATCCTATGTTGGTTAAGGAGATGGAAAAGCAAGGTTTGATGTTGAACTTTGAAGTTCTGGCCAGTACAACGGATAAAGCTGTTCGCGGTCGAATCCTTCAGCGAAAGATGAAAGCGGGCTTTTGCCGGTTCGATACAAGTGCTGAATGGTACCCTGCGTATAAGGCTGAGTTACTTAGCTTTACTGGTGTGACAGAAGCTAAAGCCGATGACCAGTTTGACTCAACCGCCATCCTTCATCGAGGTTTAGAAAACTATTCCGAAGTCGAGGATGATGATTTTCTTGAAGAGGAAGCACTAGATTGGAGAGGCCGTAGTGAGTCTCTTCGCGGAGGTAGTGAAGGGCGTGCTTGCACGGGTTATTAACTCTTGTCCCAAATTGGGACAGAACTTGGAGAAACGAAATGAGGAAGGGGCCTGGTAGTGTTAGTCATGAAAGTCGTGTGCGAGATGTCAACTTTCCAAAAGTTAAGCCTGCCGGAAAGATAGCTGGTGGTATCGCCGCTAAGAAAACTGCACGTACTGGCGGTGTTCGTCCAAACACTGGAAATCCAGGGCCTGCCGGATATGAAACTGGAACTCCGTTAGGCGCTCGCACTGCTGTTGGTAAGCGTCTTTCTAAACTCGCCCGTCGGTAATTGAAATGTTTGAACTCGAAAATACCATCACGATTAATAAAGAAACTATCAGCGATCCTAACCTCTGCCATAGATTTACAGAGAAAGATCTGACTGATATTGGTAACTACGTAGGCGATAACTACAAGCGTGATGTGGATAGTCGAGAAGATTGGCTCCGCAGGTCGGAGGCTGCTCTGGATTTGGCTATGCAAGTCCAGAAGGCAAAGACATTTCCTTGGCCGAATTGCAGTAACATTGCATTCCCGCTTGTCACCATCGCAGCCCTCCAATTCCACGCTCGTGCTTATCCTGCAGTAATCAATGGTCGCAGCGTTGTGCAGATGCGAGTCATCGGCCCTGATCCGTCGGGCGTGTCTACAAAGAAAGCTAAGCTTATCAGTGACCACATGAGTTGGCAACTCCTTGAGCAGGACTCTGCTTGGGAAGAGTCAATGGATATGGCGCTGCTGAATGTTGCCATCGTTGGAACTGGTTGGAAGAAAACTTACTACGACCAAAGCACTGGCACACCAGTTAGTAAGTTTGTCAACGCTCGTAACCTCATCGTCAACTACTGGGCACCTTCCATCGAAGCAGCTCCTGCTGCTACGGAAGTTGTACCATTGTGGAAGAACGATATCCATGAGCGTGTTAAGCGAGGTACCTATCGTGATTGCCTCGAAGCAGAATGGTACTGTAACGACGCAAATCCAACACCTCGTGATAGTGATGATTCTATCTCTAATCGCTCTGGCATTACTAAGCCAGCCGGGAATGATAGTGAGACTCCCTTCACAGTGCTCGAGCAGCACTGCTGGCTTGATCTAGACGACGATGGTTATGCTGAGCCTTATGTAGTTACATTTGAGGAGAACACTAATTATGTTCTCCGCATTGTCACGCGCTTCAATCGTATCGAAGACGTTGAGTTCAACAATAAGAAAGAAATCGTCAAAATCACTCCGACTCATTACTATACCAAGATCCCCTTCATTCCTAGTCCCGACGGCGGGATCATGGATAAGGGTTTCGGTACTCTCCTGGGGCCGTTGAATGAGAGCGTTAACTCGGCTATTAACCAGTTGTTCGACTCCGGCACTATCTCTAATACCGCTGGTGGATTCTTGGGAAGGGGTGCCAAAATCCGAGGTGGTACTTACCAGTTCCAACCATTCGGATGGCAACGAGTCGATGCAACTGGAGATGATTTACGTAAGTCAATCTTTCCGCTACCCGTCCGAGAGCCTTCGGCAGTAATGTTCAACCTGCTGTCCCTGTTGATCGACTACACTAACCGAGTCTCTGGCGCTACTGACATGCTTGCTGGCGAGAACCCAGGCCAGAACACTCCAGCCGAAACCGGCCGCGCTATGGTCGAGCAAGGCCAAAAGGTCTACTCCGCAATCTTCAAGCGGATTTGGCGGAGCATGAAGTTAGAGTTTCGAAAGGTCTTTGTTTTGAATTCTCTCTACCTCCCGGACACAAGTCCGTTCGGCGACAACGGGACTATCAGGCGCGAAGACTATTCGGCGGGGGCTACGCAGGTGGTGCCCGCGGCAGACCCGACGATCGCAAGTGACGGCGCGAGGTTCGCGCAGGCACGGCTATTGCGAGAGGCGGCTGCCACCAATCCTGGCTATGATGCAGATGAAGTTGAGCGTTCTTATCTACATGCGTTAGGTTATGATAATGTGGATACTCTTTACCCTGGGCAGAAGAATATGCCTCCTGGTAAGGACGTTAAGGTACAGATTCAGGAGCTCAAGAACCAGGTTGCAATGGCGGAGATGCAGCAACAGCAAGATCAGTTCATTATGACTACACAAATGAACTTGCGATTGAATGATGCTAAGATCATGGAGCTAACTGCAAAGGCTAACTTAATGGAAGCGCAAGCTGTTAGCTTGCCTGCTAAGCAAAATGTTGAAGCGTTCAGGGCTGGTATCGAAGCGCTGCGAGAACAGAACAAAGGTATGGAAGTCGAACTTAATCGAATGATGGAGTCAAGAAAGAATGCAAGATCTCCCGCTATTAACTCCGTCCCAGCAGGAGCAGCTGGAACTGTTCCACTCCTGGAAGGACCACCCAGTAACCAAGCGCCTCTTTGAGTATCTTACAAGGAAGCGCGAAGAAGCTAAAGAAACATGGGCAGAGGCTGGCTTTGTTAACTCCCATGATGTTGCAGATGTGTATTTAAATGCTGGTGCAATTTCTACTTGTTCTGTTATTAAGATGATCCTAGATATTGAAGCTGAACAACTCTTTGAGGATAGTGATGATTAATGAGTCAGGATTGAAACCCCTTGGTCGTGCAGTTCTTGTTAAGCCGTATGAGCCCGAGCGTGCATCTAGTCTGATTGTGATGCCTGATAGTGTTGAAGCTAATCAGTTGATGCTTGAGCAGCGTGTTATTGTAGTTGAGGTCGGGCCTAACTGTTGGCATACTGAACCTCAGCCTCGTGCTAAAGTTGGTGATAAGGTTCTTATTTCTCGGTTCTCTGGTTATATGGCTAAGGGAACTAAAGATGGAAAGCCTTATCGTTTTGTGAATGATAATGATATCTTTGCGGCAATCGACCAGGAGTAAGATATGAGTGGCGAAGAAATTACTAATGAAGTAACTCCAGAAGCATTGGAGGCCGAAGCTAAGAGTATGGGTTGGGTTCCTGAAGATCAATTCAAAGGGAACAAAGACCACTGGGTAGATGCTGAAGAGTTTGTCGAGCGGGGTCGAAAGGTTTTACCTATTCTTATTGCTAACAATAAACGCCAGGCGCGGGAGCTCTTGTCACGGGATCAAAAAATTGATACCCTTGCGCAACAGTTGGCGAATGCAACGACCGCGATCGAGAAGCTCGAAAAGCACTACACCGAAGCTAATAAGCGGGCGGTTCAAAATGCTAAGGAAAGTTTGCGTAATGAACTTAAGCAAGCTCGAGAAGATAATGATGTAGATGCAGAAGATCGTATCCTTGGAAAGCTTGAAGAAATTCGAGATCAGGAACGAGAAGAGGCTAAGCCCCCAGAGAAGAAAACCGAAGCTCCTAAGACTCCAGAAATCTCGGAGGATATGAAGCAGTGGTATCGGGAGAATTCTTGGTTTGGTGGTACTAAGCCAGAGGATGTTAAGAAATCAAAGGCAATTGCTCGAATCGCAGAAGATATGAGAGATGAAGGAAATGAGTTGGTCGGGGTAGAGTTCATGAACGAGGCCCTCCGGATTTATGAGGAGCGAGTTGGAGAACCTACACGTCAGCCTTCTCAGAAAGTTGAAACACCTAATCCCCGTGGTGGAGGTCGTGCTAGTTCTAAGTCTTTTGCTAGCCTTCCGAAGGAAGCAAAGGATGCGTGCCGACAAGATTCAGATGATTTAGTTGGCCCGGGAAAGCGCTACAAGACGCAGCAAGAGTGGGAAAATGCTTATGCTAAAATCTACTACGGAGATGATGAGTAATGAACGACAATAACAATCCAGCTAATGAGTTAGAAGTAGGACTTATTCCGGCTGGTTATCAGCCAATGAGTCAAGGAGTCAAAAAGTTAGATGTACCCGCAAAGGATGGATTTCACCGCCGCTGGTTCCGTGGGGATCCTTCCCGAATCGCCCGAGCTCAGCAGGCCGGGTATAGATTTGTAGACGATAAAGACATTCAGGTTGCCAACTTTGACTTGGGTGGAGATGCGAAGGGTTCTGGAAACACTGACCTTGGCACCCGCGTGAGTGTTATCTCTGGTGACAACCTAGAGCGTGATGGGCAGCCAGGTCGTATGTACCTGATGGAATGCCCTATGCACTTGTATAACATGAGTCGAGGATTAGTAGATAAGAGGAACGAGAGCATTGCCGATGCTATCACCGGCGGATTGCTTGGGGCAGGTAATGAGGGTGAGACTAGACAAGATGAACATAATCGCTATGTGAAGGGCAAAGTCCCCGATCTATTCATTCCTAAAAACCGGAGAACGTAATGGCTAACGCTAACCGTCCAACCGGCCTGTCACCCGTAGGTAACATCGGCGGCCCCTATACGGGTCAGGCTCGGCTGTACTCGATCCTTGCTGCAAACACTAACGCATTCGCTATCGGTGATCCGGTAGTTACGGATGCTGGCGGTGGTGATACTCGTGGTATCCCGGCAGTTACTCTTGCTGCGGCTACTGGTGCTATTCGAGGTGTTGTGGTTGGCGTCTTCGATACCTATCCGGGTATCAAGATCAATAATCAAAGCTCTCTTATTCGTCCCGCCGCTGCCCAAACTGGTGTCTGGTATGTGCTAGTTTGTGATGATCCGGATACTGTCTTTGAGGTTCAGGAGATCGGTACTGGTACTCCGCTGGCTGTTGCAGACATTGGCTTGAATACTAATCTGGTGGTTGGTACTAACAACGGATTTGTGTCTGGTTGGTTGCTTGATAACGCTACTGAAGCTGCTACCTCCACCCTGCAGTGCCGCATTCTTGGCCTTGTGCAGCGCGTTGATGTTGAGTTGGGCGCGTACGCTAAGTGGCTGGTCAAGATCAATAACCATGAACTCGCCGGCGGCACGTCTGGCGTCTAAGGAGAACTACAGATGGCTGGCGTTATCAATACTGGCTCGCATCCTAAACTGCTGTGGCCGGGTATCCGTGAGATTTGGGGTCAAACCTATGACCAGCATCCCACTGAGTACACCGATCTTTATGATGTTCGTAACTCTACCCGCGCGTATGAGCAAGATGTGCAGGTTACTGGCTTCGGCCTGGCACCTGTAAAGACGCAAGGTGGCCCGGTGTCCTATGACTCTGAAACCCAGGGTTGGATTACCACTTACGCGCATATTGCCTATGCCCTTGGTTACATTGTGACTAAGGAAGAGTTGGAAGACAACCTGTACAAGGAAGTCTCTCAGCGTCGTGCTAAGGCGAATGCGTGGTCTTGCTCGCAGACTGTGGAGAACGTGGCGGCGTTCCTGTATAACAACGCTTTTAACACCACGTACTACACTACCCCGGACGGCGTTGCGCTGATTAGTACTGCCCACGTTAATGCTACGGGCGGTACCTTCAGCAACCGCCTGACTACTCCGGCAGACTTGAGTGAAGTCTCGCTTGAGGACATGTCCATCCAGATCATGGCAGCCACTGAAGATCGTGGTCTGCGCATCGCTGTGATGCCGCGTAGTCTGCATATCCACCCGAGTGAGTGGTACAACGCTAATCGTATTCTGGAATCGGTGCTGCAGAACAACACCAATCTGAACGCAGTTAACGTGCTGAAGATGACGAATGCCTATCCGGAAGGCATTAAGATGAATCACTACTTCACTGATCCGGATGCTTGGTTTATCCGTACTAACGTGCCGAACGGCATGACGTTCTTCTGGCGTAATAAGCCGCAGTTTGATCAGGACAATGATTTCGATACTAAGAACGCTAAGGCTGCGACCTATATGCGATTCTCGGTTGGTTGTACTGATCCGCGCAGCATCTATGGTTCGCCGGGTGCGTAATGGCTAAGACAGCTAAGGGTGGCGATAAAACCCTAATGACTAAGACCATGAAAATGAAGCCGATTGAAAAGAAGTATGAAGGAAGTTCTGCCAAGCCAAGTGGTAAACCTGGTGCTGGGTTAAAGCGCAAGAAGTGAATCGGGCATAGGGGAGGGCAACCTCCCCTACTGTCCCAATTTGGGACAACAGGAGAATCTAAATGGCTGACGTGGTAGGTACTTTCCCTATTTATACCGGGCGTGGTTTATACTGCTGGAAGTTTACTTCTATTAGTGATGGGACTGGCGAGACTAATGTTATTAAGATTGATGTTTCGACCCTTACTAATACTGTAGGCGGTGTTGGAACAAAGATTAATATTCAAGAAGTTGCGTGGTCAATTCAAGGCTTTGCGTATGTGCAACTTTCTTTTGATTATGGTACTGATGTTACTGCTGCCTTGCTTACAGGTAACGGCGGTATTAACTATGAGAAGGTTGGTCGGGAGATTGTAGCCGCGGCATCGGCAACAGGTGGTACGGGTGATCTTCTGTTATCCACTGGTGTAGCGGCTCATAATGCTACTTATGATATCACTGTTGTTTTCCGAGTAGACTGATATGCTTAACCCAAGTTGGTTGAAGGCTAGTACAGCGTTAGAGACTTCAATCCTTGGAGTCTTAAGCTCAGTTAACTCCGGCATCGGAGGCGGCGGATCTCCGGTCACATGGAACGACCATGTGCTCGCCCTGCCGAACTTGTGGGGCTGGTGGAAGCTGGACGAAACCGCGGGCGCGGCTGTCACCGCTACCGATAGCAGTGGCAACGGCAGGCACGGCACCTACAACGCCGCAGGCACGCAGGCGGCCGGGCTGTTCTCCGGAAGTTCGCAATGCCAGGCAACGCTCGGCAATCGCGTGAGCGTGCCCAACTGGAGCGCGCCCACCAACGCAAAGTTCACGGTGGCTGCGGTTATCAAGACCACGCACGCCAGCGGCACGGAGCAACAGATATTTTCTGCCGATGGCGGCGCCGGCGGGCGCATCTTTCAGTTCTGCAAGAACTTGGGCACGAATGTCTTGTCCACAGTACTTATCTACCCTAGTGTAGTGTCCCTGAACGGCACAACCGCGATCAACGATGGCAACCCACATCTTGCAATCTTTGTCTATGACGAATCGCTGGCCGCCGCCGCCGGGCGCATGAAGCTCTATCTGGACGGCACGCTTAACGCCCAGTCAACAACCGCAATCACCCTCAGCGCGGGCACCGCTGATCTGGGAATTGGCGCGCGGCGAGGTTCTGACAATACCGGGCTGTGGGCCGGGGCGATCGACGAGGCATTCTTCTGCAATGGGGCGATTTCCAGCACGGACGTGGCTGCGCTGTGGGCGGCACGTAACCTGTGATGACGCTGCCGCAGCCACCGCAGGCGTCCCCGTGGGCCAGTTCTACCGCAACGGCTCCGTTCTCATGATTCGCGTCACCTAACGAGGCACTGACATGGCCGGTAGCTAGCAGCAATATTAACTAACGTCCCAAATTGGGACACGGAGATATTATGCCATTTGCAGTTTCAAACACAGCCTATGGTATCATCCGAGATGCCATGATGGATGCCGGACTTCTCCAGGAAGGGGATGATCCAAACAGTGAACAGCTTTCTACATTTATGCGGAAGCTGTGCGATATCATCAACCTCTGGCAAACTCAGGGATTAAAGCTTTTTCTTAATCAAGAGATTACTGTTACTCTTGTAGATGGACAAGCTAGCTATACTCTTGATACAGGCACTCAACCAGCAAAGAATATGCGAGTGCTTCAGGGTAGAATTGAAGGACCTAGCAATCAACGTCGAGTTATTAATGCGTTGAGCTGGCAAGAATGGAACATGCTTAGTCAATCTAACACAGGTTGTATTACTGGTTACTTTGTAGACAAGCAAGCTACCTCACTAACAGTTCACTTCTGGAATACCCCCAACGCTATTGAGGCAGCTAACGTTGCGATCTTGTTAGTTCAAGTTCAGGCTCCCAATCCTTTTAATCTCTTGGAAGATGTTAGTTTTCCACAAGAGTGGCGCATTGCCCTTCGTTGGGGTTTAGCTGACGATATTTGCACAGGGCAGCCAGTTGCTATCATGGCTCGTTGTACCGATAACGCTCGACGATACAAAGACATGTTAGAAGATTGGGACGTTGAGGACGCAGAGACTACATTCGCTCCGAACTTCCGCGGGGCATATCAAACAGGGAACTTCCGCTAATGCCTGCACCACAGATGGAGTCAATGATTCTCCCGCCGCGACTTCCTCTTGTGGTCATCACAGGTAACAGGAATCGCAGCTTTGACAAGGATGCAAGGTTAGTTAATTGCTTCCTAGAAACAGATGAAGCCGGTGAGCTCTGGGTGTATAAGCGCCCAGGGCTTTCTGTGCTTTATGGAAATCCTGCAGCGGCTGGACAAGGAAGTTATAACTGGAAGGGCGACGTTTACCATATAGCTAATGGGACTCTGCATAAGAACAATGTAGCTATTGGCGCTGGCTTAGATCAGACTGGCGGCACTTATTGGTTTAGTGCAATCTTGGGAGCAATCCCCAAGATGGTCTTTGGCAATGGTGTTAAGACTTATGCTTACAATGGTACGACTATTAGCGCTGATCTTCACACGATTGATGTAGACTTCCCGGCTGTTACAGTTAAGGGAATTGTTTACCTCAATGGTGCGACTTACGTCATGGATCCTTATGGTAAGATCTGGGGAAGTGTGATTAACTCAGTGGATCAGCCTGGAGATTGGAGTGCTATTAACTTTATAGACGCACAGATTGAACCTGATCCAGGTGTTGCATTAGCTAAGCAACTTGTTTATGTAGTCGCATTTAATTCCTGGTCAACAGAGATCTTCTTTGATGCAGGTAATCCCACCGGAAGCCCGCTCGGGCCGGTGCAGGGGCAGAAGATTAGCTACGGCTGCGCGACCGCTGAGAGCGTCCAGCAGATCGACGACCGGCTTCTCTGGATCAGCGCTACGCGCTCCGGCGCCGTCCAGGTGTCGTTGCTTGACCAGCTCAATCACCAGGTCGTCAGCACGAAACCTATTGATCGCTTGCTCCAGGGATCAGATTTAACTAGTGTTATGTCACTTCAACTTAAGGTCAACGGACATAACTTCTATATCCTCACGCTGAGGGATAGAAATCTTACTCTTGCGTATGATATGGCAGAGAATTTGTGGCATCAGTGGACAGATGCAGCAGGTAACTATTTTCCGTTCATCTCTTATACTTATAGTGCAACACGTCAGCACATCTTACAGCACGAAAGTAATGGAGACTTATACGTTGCGAGTCCTGAAGTTTATACGGATGCTGGTAGTCGGATCATCAGTGATATTTACACTCCTGTGTTTGATGCAAACACACGCAGGATTAAGCAACTAAATATCATGGAGTTTATTGGGGATCAGGATGAAGGAAGTATCCTTCAGGTTCGCCGTAGTGAGGATGATTATAAGACTTGGTCGAACTTCCGACAGGTTAGGTTGGATATGAAGCGCCCGCTGTTGATTAACTGTGGCAGCTTTCGCAAGGCAGCTTATCACTTCAGGCATAACTCTGCTACTGCAATGCGAATGCAAGCCGTGGAAGTTCAGTATGATCTAGGGGCACTCTAATGGCAGTAGCAGAAGAGAAAGTCCCACCTCCGCCGCAACAAGTTCCTCCGTTGATTGATTTACTTAAGCGGAACCCTGATATATTTCTGGGCAGCTTTAGGTTTGGCAATGAGTGGATGCAATGGTTTCAGTTGGTTAAGCTCAAGATTGATGTTATTGATTCTAACCTGTATCAATTAGCTAACGTTGTTGGTACTGGTATTCCCAGCCGCGATGGATCAGGTAACTGGACAGCGCGAGAGATTGAGAACAGTGATAGTAGTATTGTAGTTGAGGATGGCGATGGAGTTACTGGTAATCCTAAGATCAAGATCAATCCACTGTGGACGGGTCAGACTACCCTGACTACACTAGGAACTATTACTACTGGTGTTTGGCAGGGTTCAGTGATTGCTAACTCTTACCTCGATGCAGCTCCAAAGATGATAGTTACATCAACCAGTGCAGTAGGGGGCGCAGCTACAGCACTTCCAGCATTACCTGTTGGTTACGTGGAGATTAACATTGGAGGAGTCCTCAAGAAAATCGCGTACTACGACTAAGGAGCGCAATATGTCATTCGGAGGTGATAATTCTCCAGATGAAATTAGATTAGCACTTCAGAACTTTCGTGAGAATGAAATCAAGTTAGTTGTAAAAGAAGCTATTAAAGAGTGGCTAGATGGTCAAGCTGTTATAGTTGGCAAGTGGTCACTACGATTTATACTTATGGCAGCATTAGGTGCGCTGACATACTTTATTTTAACAAGCAACGGATGGAGCAAATGAAAGACCTGTTTGTCCTAGATAGTTTTTATCCACTAGCTGATGAGTTACGAACGTTTGCTAAAGAACAGAAGTTTGAAGATTGGCTTGGCCCTGATGGAGAGATTTATAAGCGAGTTTGGATCGGAGAGATTCCTGCATTGACGCAGATTCTTGAAGAACTCCTTGGCCCGATTGATATGCTGGGACAAGGATTCCGACTTAACTTTAACGAGGAACTTCCCAACGCGGCAATCCATAGTGACCTTGGTTGGGGAACTCATGCGCTAGTTCTCTACCTCTCTGATGGAGATAGCGGTACAGCATTCTGGAAGCATAAAGAAACAGGAGCGGATAAGATTGAACCCGGAGATACTTGGTTGTTTGAACAAGTCTCTAATCAGTGGAACGATGAGACTAAGTGGCAGCAAGTACACTTTGTGCCTATGAAGTTTAATAGGGCGCTGATTTATAAGAGTAGTTACTTCCACTCTCGTTATCCATTCCCGGCTTTTGGCACTGATGTAGATAGTGGTAGATTAGTTGCAGTCGCATTCTTTACACCAAGGAACCAGGCATGATTCGTCCAGCTAAGCAAGAAGATCTTCGTCGTTTGATTGAGATGTCGGAAAGGTTCTATCCTTTTACATCTTACAATACTAAGTCCAAGATTCCGTTAGATATAGATGCTACCGCGATGTTAGCTAGTACCATGATAGACAATCATGTAGTCTTGGTGGCTGAGGTAGAAGAAAAAGTTGTAGGAGTGATTGGTGTTATCTTAATGCCCTTCATCTTCAATCCAGCTTACACTCATGCCGGTGAGATTCTTTGGTGGGTTGAGCCTGAACATATTGGTGAGGGATTAGGTCGACAACTCCTTCGCGCTGCTGAGCAGGTTTGCAAAGAGAAGAACGTAACGCATATCCAGATGATTGATATTGAGTGCAGCCCCGTAAGGGCAGAAACACTCTACCGATCTGAGGGATACGAATTAACTGAAAGGTCTTTCACAAAGGTGATCTAAATGGCCGCAATTACTGCCGCTGTGATTGGAGTTGCTGGTGCAGTCTATGCATCGAATAAAAGTGCTAAGGCTGCAAAAGAAGCTAATCAAGTAGCGCGAGAAGGCATTGAAGCTGCTGATCCATTCAGGGCATCTAGGCCGCAGTATGCTACTAAGTTAAATGAAATCATGAGTGACCCTAGCAGTATTCAGAACACTCCAGAGTACAAGGCCCGCATTCAATCAGTGCAACGGCAGCTTGCTGCGCAGGGTTACACTGGTAGTGGTAATGCACTGGTGGAAGCTGCAGAAGCTAGTGGCGCTGTCTATCAGCAGGCATTTAATAATTTGGCTATGCTGAGTGGCGCAGCAACAACTCCAGGCGGTGGATATGCAAATGCTCTTAACACCATGCAGAATGGTTCAACTCAGAATTTAAGTTCACTAGGTAATATTACTGATAACTTAAGTAACTTGGCACTACAAGTTGGGCAGCGGTGGAATCAGCCAGCTCCAGCACGAACTACAACGGCTACGCATGTCGGTGGTCCAACAGTAGGACCTTACTAATGGCTGACTTTGTGGACATGTCTGAAAATGGTCTAAGGGGGCAGCAAGCATTCTATACTAGGATGAATACTGCTGCGCAGACTCGTAGTCTTGATGCTAGTGCTGATAAGCAGAACCTGGAGAATCAGCAAACCGAAGCTATGATGAAGCTGAATGAGCTTGCAGCAGGGAAGCTGCAATCCGTTCTTGGTGGAGAAAAGACCAGTGGCATTGATCCAGAAGCCATAGCCGAAAGGATGACTAGCTTAGCTAATCCATTGGAAGCTGCGGCAAAGGTCTACGCAACTTCAGGCGCAGGCGTAGGTACTGCGCTGGAGTTGTTTAAGCAAGCATCTGAGGTACGTAAAAAAGAACAAGAAATTGAATCTGCTGCAATTACAGACATGCAGAATAATCTTGAGAACATGCAGAAAGGCTTTCAAGTATTCCGTGATACTATGGGTGTTGCACAGAATGCAGAAGAGTGGGAGTTCGGAAAGCAACAGCTACTTCAGGCTATGCAGGCTGGGGCTTTCAGGTCTGATGACGTAACCATTGCTAAGATTATGGAACAGCCTTGGTCGCCCGAGGCTAGGGATTATTTCAATGAGCGGACTATCTCTGCGGCTGATCAGGCAAGGTTAGATTTTCAAAGGAAACAAGAAGCTCGCTTACGTGAGAAAGCTTTAGCTGATACTGCTCAGGCACAAGTCCGAATTGATCTGCAGAGGGCTAGAGACGCACAGCAAGTTCGTTATCAAGAGCACTTGATGAAGGTTGCTGGTAAGGGCGGCGGACCTGCTACTCCCAATGGAAGTGAAATCGAGCAAGCTCGTGATGCCCTGGCTAACACAGTGTTCAAGGGCGTAACAATTAAAACTGCGGATGGTAAGGAAAGGCTTCGCGCCTTTGACGATGCGGCTAACTATGTCGCTAGCCTGGCTAAGATAATCGTTAAAGAGAACCAAGCACTCAGTTGGGATCAGGCGGTTCAGCAAGCTATCCTTCGTGGGCAGGATGCAGGGGTGTTTACTGTTGATGGTGCAACTCCAGCGGATGAAGGTTGGTTGTTTGGTTTAGGCTCTAAGCCTGCTACTCCCGGTAAGGCTAAGTTTGAGCGGACCGGCAAGACGAAAGATACTGCTATGCAGCCACCTATCGTCAATGGAAAGTTACAAGTTAACAAACTAGTTAAGGGTCAGTACTATATGACTAAAGAGGGCCCCGGTAGGTTCGACGGTAAAGATATCATCCTTGATTAACTACTGTCCCAATTTGGGACACCAGGAATATACATGCCTACTAAGATTTCCCTTGAGCAAGCGTTTGGTGCACAGCCGAATAAGGCTATGCAGTTTGCAGATAGGTCTAAGAAACCCGAAGTCCCATTAGAGAAAGTTCTGCCAGGCTTCAATGCAGAAGGTGGAGATATCCTTGGACGTTTGCAGTCCTTTGCAGATAAGCATGGGACTAGGATTACTAGTGGCTACCGTGCGCCTATTAACTATGGGGCTGGGAAGAAAAGTGCACACGGAGATAAGAGGGCAGGAGACTTCCGTACTCATGACATGTCCCGAGAACAAGGGGATAAGTTAATTGAGGACCTAAAAGCTGATGGCTTCTGGGTCAATGATGAGCGGGATAACTGGCAAGCTATCAATCCCAAGACAGGTAAGCAGCGAGGTACTGGCCCGCATATCCATGCTGAATGGCGAGGCGAAGGTGGAAGTGGGGGAGCGGGCAGCACAGGAGAGAAGCCGGCTGGGCCTAGGAAACTTTCGATAGAAGAGGCTTTCGGAAACCTTACTCCAGATAAGGCCGAGATTGCACCCGCACTTGTTCAACCAGAATACGCACCTAAGACTAACCACAGCATCCTTCCAGAAATCATGAAGGGGCTACGTTCTGACACTCCGAATTCTGTCGTTCCTAGTTTTATCTCCGAACCTGTTGAGCGTTCTCTGGATGCGATTGGCAAGGCTATCCGTACCCGCTATCAAAGTGTGACTGGTCAGCTTTCGAAAGATGATCCGGACTATAACCCTGCGCCGCCATTTAAGCTTGATCGTGCATTAGCTAGTCTGAGTCCCACTGGAGCGTTCTTTGTCAACAAGGTTGCTCCGTACACCAAGGAGGACTATGCGAACGATCCTAACATTGGTAAGCGTCGCGATGCTGCTAAGGCAAAAGTAATTGAGCGTGAGGCAGAACTCTCTGCAAAAATGGGTACTGGTTTCTGGGATAACCTCCGGAACCCTGTTGACCTCCTGCTTAATGATAGCTTGCCGGCCAATCTAATTGAGTGGGCAGCTGGTAGTTATGATCAGGGCTTTGATCGTTTGATGGAAGCTCGCGCAGTCCAGGGCCAGGAATACACCCTTGCTCACCCTGAACGCTACTCTGCCGCAGCTGTTGATGCTGCTAGAAAGGCTTCGGATGAAAGAAAGGCGAAGGAAGGTGCTGGAGTTGGCGATGCATGGAATGACTTAAGGCAAGCAGCTAAAGAAAACCCCAAGAAGTTCGGCGCCACTTTTATCAACGCCCTGATGGCTGACCCGGAGATGCTTCTTGTCCCCCAAGGACTTGGTATTAAGGTAGCCGCTACTGTCCAGCGTCTCGGCAAAGGTGCTACTGTCGCAACCAAGGCTGCTCAAATTGCAGACAGAATCATCGACCCGGCCATCACAGGCGCCGGCTTAAATCTTGCGTTCGCCGCCGCCCACGCTGGATCAGAAGGTCACGATCTAACTTTCGGCGAAGGCGCAGTAGCCGCTGGCTTAGGCGCCGGCCTTGGTGGACTCTTTGGTATCTTCACTCGAGGCAAGACTGCCGCTAAGAACATCGCAGATGGAAAGGTCACTGAAGAAACTCTTCAAGCTGCAATGCATGACGTCGCTAAAGCAGATGTAGAACTCGAATCCCTCCTTCGCCCCAACACTCCGATCGACGCAAGAACTAAGCATCGCATTGAGGAGATTACTGGCGTTAAGTTTGAGTCCGAGCAGGACTTAAAGAAGGCACTAGAAATTCAAAGGCGTGAGTGGAAGAAGTTATTTGAGGAACGTGATCTTCATGGTCAGTATCAGGAGGCACTCGCGGATGAGAGGATTTCACGCCGAACCGTGCTGGCCGAAGAGGCGGAAGCCAAGACCGCCCGAGTCGCAGCCGAAGGCGAGCGCGAGGCAGCGGTCGCTGCGGCGTATGAGCAGAAGGCGAGTGATAGGATCGCCACATTCAATAGTGATTATGAGAAGGCACTAGCTGCTCGTGATGCTGTTGATATGAATGACTTGCACCAGCAAGCAATTATGGAAAATGATCTTCGTGCTGCGGAAGCCAAGCTTACCGAGGAGGAAATTCTTGATGCTGCTAGGAGTGGAAACATTCCTGAAGTCAAGCGTGCTATGCTTAAGGCTGCAGCTCGGGATGCTAAGCTTCGTGTGCCGAAGTGGCAGCGGGGTGAGGTTGATCCAAAGTTACTTGCACGTCTTGGTGTAGGTGCATTGTTTGCTGGTACTGCTTATGCTGCAGCAGATGATAAAGAAGTCTCTGCCCTAGCTGCTGGTTTAGCTGGATTACTTGTGCCCGGTGGTGGACAAGTTGCTAGCCGTATGCGTCAAGCTGGTTCGACCACAGTTGATAATCTCTTTACTGAAGCAGCAGAGAAGTTCTTAAAGCCTACCAAGTTCTCTGATGAAGCTACCAATGCGCAGATGAAGAAAGATGCTGCTGCGATTGAGCGCGCTAAGGCAGGAGATCAGAAGGCTTTCAATGAACTGTATCAGGATCACAGCAGAAAGTTGATCGGCACTATCCGTCGCCGTATTCAGGGCTATGCAGGTAAGTTCGGTTTAGATGCAGAAGATATTGCTATGGAAGCAATGACAGATGCATTTATTAACTTGGACAAGTACAAGCCGGATGCACCATTCTCTGCTTACCTGAATCAGATTGCAAAGAATAAAGCTAGCAGCGCAGTTAGGCAGGGTCGTGCATCTATGCGTGGCGGTAAGTTTGATATTGAGTCTGCTAGTGTTCCCAGCATGGTAGATTCTTTTGGTGAACCTACTGGTGTCGCGGATGCTTTTGATCGCGGCGCTGGTGCTGATATGCAGACCACACCAGAGACTATTGCGTTGGCTGAAGAAGCGCGTGATATCTTTATGCGTGAGTTGCAGAAGCTTCCAGAAACTAAGAGGATTGCTGTACTCTTAAAGAATGCTGAAGGCGCAAGCACTAAGGAAATTGCGCAGAAGCTTGGAATGCAGGAGACTGCAACGCAGGTGATGATTCACCGTGCGGAAAAAGATTTACTTGACGCCATCCAGAAGGGTACGGCTGTTACTCGTGCGCATCATGAACTTGCCAAGCCAACAGGTGAGATTGTTAAGCGTGGGCGCGGACGGCCTAGGAAGATCGTCGGAGGTATTGATTCGGATCTTCTTGTCAAGATGGGAGTTGGCGCTGGTGTAGCTGTCGCTGCGGCAACTGCTGGTGCACAGATGTTTCCGAAGGATCCTAAGAAGGGTGCATTAGCTGGCATTATGCTTGCTGGCTTGGGTATCTTTGGGCATGGATTTAGCAAGGGTAGTCGCAGCCGAATGGGTGCGCCGAGTAAGATTAGTCAAGAGGGTGCGATCAAGCCTAAGGGCGGGAATTGGGATAAAGAATCTATTAGAAATCTTGCACCTGAGCCTATATTACCCGATAGTACGCATCTTATAAATAGTACTAAAAAATATTTAGATCGTTATGCGGGTACAGTAGATGATCCATTAAAAGATATTGTACTTCCAGGAGGAGAACGCTGGGAGGATTTAATGGATACTGCTATTAAGCAGGTGCCTTTTAAGAATACTTATGGAGAGGCTGATTATTCTTTTGGGCCACATCATAAACTTAAAACACCCCAAGAAGGTATAGAGTTCCTTACTAATAAGGGAAGCTTGGCTACTGGGAAAATTCGTGCTTACATGAATCATGTAAGTGACTACCTTCGCACACTCCCAGACTCCGAAGTTCTTAAAATGGACTTCGTCCGCATGGTTAAGGAGACCAAGCGCTGGGATGAAGCTAATGCTAAGAAGATGGAAAGCGCTACGGTTAAGAGTCTTAAGGACGCAGAAGTCTTTAAGGAATACGATGATGGCTTCAAGTGGATTCGCCTAAACAAGCCTGGCCAGTTTGCTAATGAGAGTGATCTCATGGGACACTCTGTTAGAGGGTATGAGCCCCCAGAGTTTGTTCGTTATAAGTATGACGCACACCCTGATAGACTTTCAGGTATTGCCCCTGGATATGAAACATATGGTTATGGTGGTTGGAGTGCAATTAAGGGGGATAGGGCTAGAATTTATTCTTTACGTAAGCCTGATGGCAAACCCGTAGCTACTATTGAGCTTGGAAAGGTTGATGGGGAATGGGAACTTAATCAAGTAAAGGGCCCTCGTAACGAGCCTGTAAAATCTGCGTATGGCGAAAAAGTTATAGACCTCATAGAAGAGACAGGAGTTCATCTAGGAGATAATAGTCTTGTAGATTTAGTTGACGCTAAATTTACTGATGAATCGGGGAGACTTAAAAAGATAGCTGGTAGAGAGATAACTAGTTCAAGGTATCAACGCGGTGAAGTCGATCCCAAGCTCCTTGCCGCTGGTGCGAAGCTCACAGTAGCTGCACTGGTAGGATTAGCTGCGTCTCAGTTTTTCGTTGATCCTAACGATGCAGAAGGAAACCCTGATCCGAAGAAGCGTTTCAGTCCACTAATTTCTGCCGCTGGTACTACTGCTCTTGCAGCAGTTGCTATGCTATCCAAGGGGCGAGGCACTAAGAGTTTGGCCAGAGCTACTGCTGATGCGGTAGATTATGCCTTTGGTTCCAGCAGCACGCGCATTCTGAATAAGTCCGAGAAAGTCTTTGGTGCAATTCAGAGTACCATTCGCCGTACTTCATCCGAGACTCACCGTTACATTGAGGAAGTTAATCCTTTCCTTAAGAAGATGAATGATCTTCCACAAGCTGCCCAAGATATTGTTGCCCGTGCTTTGTATACTGGTAAGGCTTCGGTGATTAATAAGATCCTCGAAAGCTTAGGTGATCCCGAACTTTCTCGTGCGTATAAGTCGGTTCGCGGAACTCTTGATTCCCTGGGAGATAAGCTTGTTACCCTTAAGCGGTTCTCGAAGGGGGCATTTGAATACTTCCCGCGAATCATCAAAGATAAGGAGGGGTTGTTCGCAGCTATCGGCAAGGAACGATCTGGTGAGATTACCAAGATCATTGATGATGCTAATATCGCATCGTTGAAGAAGTCTGGTAAACCCCTTACCGGGTTCGAAGAGAATGCTTTGATCAATAGCATTCTGTTTGGTGGAGATAACAAACACATTCAGCCGGGTTGGTCTAAGTCTCGTGGTATTGAAGAGATTACTCCAGAGCTCCTACCTTTCTACGCAACACCTGCAGAGTCTTTACATTCTTACATCCGTTCTGCAGTTGCGGATATTGAAAAGGCTAAGTTCTTTGGTGACTATGCAAGGAACATGAAAGTTGGTGGGCATGAGTTCTTAGACACCGATGCATCTGTTGGCTTGATGATGCGAGAGGAGTTAGCTAAGGGTAAGTTAACCGACGCCGATGCTAAGGAGATTGGTAGTATCCTTAAGACCTTCTTCAATGAAGGCAGCATGGGTGAAAGCTCTGCTATGCGGACGATTAAAGATACCATGTATATGGGGCTACTTGGTAACTTTATGTCTACCATTACCCAGCTTGCTGACGTAGCAGTTCCGATCTTTACACAGGACATGAGGTCTACCATTGCAGCAGTTATTCGACAGGCTACAGGTAGAAAGGTTATTAGTTCCCGCGAGCTTGGACTTGTGGATAATATCTCCCAAGAGTTTGCTAGTCAGTCTAAGTCTACTCGCGCATTGAATAAGTTACTTAAAGTCACACTGTTTAGTCAGATAGATCAGATCGGCAAGAACACTAGTCTTAATGCTGCAGTGCTCCGAGCACAGAGATTGGTGAAACAAGAAGATGGCTCAGGTATTACTACCTTGTCGAAGAAGTATGCAGAGATTTTCGGCAAGGACTTTAACACACTGGTAGCTGATTTAAAGGCTGGCAAAGTTACAGATGTTGTAAAGGACTATGCATGGATGGAACTTAGCAGAACTCAGCCTATCTCGATGCTAGAGATGCCTGAGCTGTATATGAAGCATCCAAAGTTCCGCTCCTACCTTATGTTGAAGTCCTTTGTTATTAAGCAGATCGATCTAGTTCGTCGTGACGCTATCCAAGATATTGCAAGTCTACAGCCAGCCCGAGTTACAAAGGGTATTAAGAACTTAGCTGAAATGACTATTGTCATGGGTACTGCTGGTATGGGAACTCAGGCAGTTAAGGACTGGTTGCAGGGTAAAGATGTAAAGCTAGAACTTAGCGCCATCCCATTTAATCTTATCAAAAACCTTGGTTGGTCTGAGTATCAAATTGATAAGTTCAAGGGCGTCACTAAGGAGGAGGCTGCGCGTAGGCGAGAAGCAGGAGAACCTGGAGGTCGCGCACAAGAAGCTGCACCACTTAAGGCTGTTGGAGAGTTTGTTGTTCCCCCCTATGATATGTTTGAACAGATAGTTACTGGTGATCCTGGGGCACTTCGATATCTTGTTCCCGGCATAGGGCCACAGGTTGCAAGATGGGCTAAGGATTCAATGGCTCTGGAGCAGGAGGTCAACGCTAATGAGTAACGTCGTACCTCGACTAGTTCTTGGTGACTATAATGCTGCGTGCTTTGAATGTGGACGACAGCATAAAGCTAGTATGCTTATGAAACATTGGAAAGGTTATTATGTTTGCCCAGAGCATTGGGAACCTAGACAACCGCAAGACTATGTTGGTAAAGTTCCAGGAACAGAACCAGTTCCTTGGAGTCAGCCACAGGTTAATCTTTTCATAGCACCATTCCCTGAGCCGCCGCCATTTGATCCTACTACCGGAGATACTTGATGCTTCCAATTAAATACCTAACCATTCACTGTGCAGCAACTCCAGAAGGTAGGAATGTTTCTGCAGCAGAGATTGAGAAATGGGATATTGCTAAGTTTGGTCAAAAGAGTTATCACATGATTGTGGAGCTTGACGGCAGGATTACTCGTTCACTTTCTGATCGACAAAAAGGTGCGCATGTAGGCGGGAATAATACAGGTAATATTGGCATCTGCTATATCGGCGGCATGGATAAAGATATGAAACTTGCTAAGGATACTAGAACGCCAGCACAGAAAACTGCTTTAAAGACGCTTGTTGCAACCTACAAAGAACGTTACCCTGGAATCATTATCCGAGGTCATAGGGATTGGCCCGGCGTTAAGAAGGACTGCCCCAGCTTTGACGTTCAGAAGGAGTATGCATGATGGAGTTTGTGTATGATGTAAAGAACTGGAAGAAGTGGTGGTCGATGCGCTTTATTATTATTAGTGCATTCTTCCAGGCTATCCCGCTGGCATACGCTACATTGCCAGATGATTGGATGCCCAGTATCCCCGGCTGGGTGAAGCTGGGGTTCGCCGCTGGAGCGCTCGGCTGCGCAGGGCTTGCCGGCGTCTCTCGCGTCCTTCAGCAGAGTGGTCTGCAAAATGATGCTTCCGCGATTGCTAAAGCTGTCAGTTCCGGAGTTGAGGAGGTGAAGAATGTCAAGTAAAAAGGACTATGACAAAGAGGCAGTTAAACGTGGCCGAGCTGCGTCAAAGTTCTCTGGGTCTAAGGTCAAAGTTCCTAAATATGTAGATCGAAAAGTTGGAGCTGCTGAGATTGATAGGGAGGCTAAAATTAAGGCACGCCTTCCTAATCTAAAGAGTAGCCTTAAAGGTAAGGGAAAATGATTTTTCCAGGCATAAAAATCCCCTGGCAGGTTTTCGCCTGCGCAGGGGTAGTTTTGGTTCTAGGTATTTCAGGGTGGAAGCTTTACGACCTTGGCCAAGATCACAAACAAGCTGAGTGGGATGAATCTATTGCTCGCGGTAAAGTTATTGTCGAGCAACTCAAACAGAAACAATACGTTGTAACGACGAAAGTTGTCACACAAACTGTCGAACGAGTTAAGGTAATCAAAGAAAAGGGAGACACCATTGTCAAACGCGTCGAAGTTCTTATTCCTGCTAGTACTCCTGATCTGCCTGGTGGGTTCCGGGTGCTCCACGACGCAGCCGCAGCTAACACCGTTCCCGACTCCACCGAAGGAACTAATGCAGAACCAGTACCAGTTAGAACCGCTTCCAGCACCATTGCCAGAAACTACGAAACCTGTCACTTAGCAATCACGGAACTTCAGGGTCTGCGTCAGTGGGTTCAAGGTCAGCATCAGGCTTATCTGGATCAATGCAAAGCCTCAGGCGTTCATTGCAGTGCGGACAATTAAACAGTAAACGAATCGGTTCATCTATCACTAACCCCGGTATCTTAATTGGTGCTGGGGTTTCTTTTTGGGCTAAAGAATCATTCATAGGTCTGTCCCAAATTGGGACAGTTAGCTCAATAACATAGCAGTTTTAACTTGTGCATAGGATTCTTTCACCTCGAACATCATGCCGGGGACTAGGATTTTACAACTATCCTTACCTTGAAAGCTGTTTGTCATGGGAACAATGCTCATGATATAGCTAACCTGAATCAGCATCTTTTCATCAGACTTTCCATTGGGTGTTACTTCAATAAACGCCACACTAATCTCCTGTCCAGATGTATTGTTTGTCGCCCTTTTCAGGCATGAGTTTAATCTTTACCACTCCCATTTGTGTCATAAGCTGTTCAACATTTGAAAGTGTCATTGGATCAATGTCTCGATGGAACTTCTGCAGCAAGATACTGCGAGTAGTAATCTTCACAGCCTTGATGTAGTTAATAACCACATTGCTATCATCACTAATCTTACTCTTACCCAGACCACCAAAGGTCTTAGGCATCATTAACTCTGCATCTTCAAGCAACTGCAGCGCTCGGTTAAAGTCCGCGGCGGTAATCTTCAGATCATCACCTCGACTAGCACTGCATAGGATCATTAGCTTCTGAAGGTGCGTAGCGCGGCGCTCACAATATCCTGCGAAACGTGAATCAGTAACAGCAGGCTTACCAGCACTGAGCGCAGTATCTTGCTCGATGTACCAGTCAACATAAAGTTTTTCTCCTGCTTCATCAAAGGTTATCTCCCCGGCTAGCTGAGAGATTCTCTCAATGTCCCGCTGTAGCATTTCTTGAACTTCTATCTCTGCCGCAGTGGGTAGATACTTAGGAATGATCTTCCGCTTAACCTCCTCTACAATGAAGATGATACGACTAGTAAATCCACCACCGAGAGCTTCTTGTGGAATCATACTCTGAATCCAGTCAGGTGCGGTGCCGCCAACTAGATTTACGCAGAGGCCTTGTAGACTGTCCTTACCACGGGAGATTGTTTCGTACTCCCAATCGTCCTTACTGTCATACCAATCGGTAAGATTGGCGAGATAAGCGATGTCACCCTGCCCGAGGAATACACTGAGCTCTTCGGAAAATGCAGTGACCGAACAGTGGAACTTAATTTTTCCATCACTAGGGTCCTTAAAGTTAACGATCGCTCGCTTCATTGCTTGGATCATAGCTTGCCGGCCACTGGAACTTTCCGGTACAACTGACACGGTGGAGATACGTTTCAGGAACTCCTTTGCAATACCAATCGCTACGCCTTTTCTAGTCCGTCCACTAGGCCCTACCAAAACCACGTACAGATTTGGGTAGATAGTTCTTCCTAATCCCCAGTGGAGATATACTTTTCTTTGCAGCGCTCCTGCAATAACCGATAGCCCACACCATACATGATAGCTAATTGGGGATTCTGAATTATCGGTATACTCCAGGTATTTAGTTAACCAATCCTGCAGTTCCCGCGCCATCCAAGTTCTCCCACCCAGTAAGTGCTTTCATGAAAGATTCATAGTCCTCAAACTCTTGCATACCTTTAGGATTTTTGTTCTCATCGTGACCGCCCCAGTTCATACCAAACTTGAAGTCGCTTGCGATGGTAAAGGTACGTTCGTTGTATCTCATTTCTGGACTGGTTTCGTGCCGAATCTTCTCAATCAACCACTCGAAGTTCTTCGGGTCTTTCATGTAAGAGATAGGAACCTGCATCAGGATGGAGTCGTGAACTTGTGCAAGAATGTCAACGTTGGCACCAGCAGTTCCACAGACAGCAGGATCATCGTAGAGCCGCTGCATACCAATGTTAAGGGAGTCCACAACTGTACTTTGCGGAAGCATAGAGTAAGCAGATTTAAATAGGTCGTCATTCCACCCGCCAAGAAAACGCACAGCACGACCAAAACAATTAACCATCGTTCGATCTTTTTGCAGTCCATACTTTACACTCTCGTACCAGACATGGATGCCTGGATAGATGTCATGATACATGTTGACGATTTTCTTAGCTTCACTCTGATCAATCTCATTGATCATAGCAAACCCGTGATAGCTTTCATCGTAGTTCAAACCGTGATTAGACTTCTTACCACACTGACGAAGTGACATACTGCGAGGCCACACCTTACCACAAGTGCGCACGGCTTCGTAGATCAGTGGATCGCTCTTGCGATTCTCCAGAACCAAATCCGCATTAGTCGTATGACCATTCAGCTTATGCTCTCGCTTAATAATCTCCGGCGAGACATTGAACATCAAGCTAGCAGTATGCGTGTGAACGTCAATGCCCGCTTCAACTGCGGCAATCATATTAGCATCGCTGGTCACATAGGCTACTACCACCCACTCTGCTTGACGTTTATCCACTTCCACAAAGACATAGCCTTCGTCCGCAACCAGGAACTTTTTGAACTCCTGCGGGAGATTTTGGAAGTTAGTTCCTGTGCCAAAGATTGTTTGGGACGAAGATAGACGTCCAAACTTAGTGCCCCGTGGATTGTACGAGCATCGAAGTCTGTCATCTGCATCGAAAGCAAGGTTGAGATAAGTTCCGTAGAGCTTGCCAAGCCCTCGAATTTCCTGTACAAGTTTGGCCTGACGTAGACTTGGACGGGCGACAGTTCCACGAACGAGTCTTTGAAGCGCCATGTCATCGACAGTGGGTTTACCTTTCTTCCCGGTGATAGGAGGTATTCCCAGTTCGCCATAGAAGTATCTCTGACAATCTGGAGACGAATTAACATTAAGGACTCGGCCACAAAGTTCATTAAGTTCCTTCTGCTTCTCGGCTTGCGAGGCAAGCACTTCGATCTTAGTCTCGTTTAGGGCGGCGCGGCTGACTTGAACACCGCGAGTTTGCATGAACATCAGGACGGGCAAGATACTCATAGTCATGTCATTAGCTGGGGTGAACAATGGATCTAGATCGCCCCAAAAAGCATCATGGCATTCGAAGGTACATGCAGAGTCTAGCCCAGAGTAACGAAGGAAGTTCTCATCCATCTTCATGGCTTAATCCTCACACGCGCCGGAGCCACAAGCAATCTTAGACATACGAACGTCGCGCTCAAGAACAGATTCAGCTTCTGGCACACCAAACACTGAACCAATTACAAACCTCATTGACGCATCATAGACATCATATCCAACTAATACCGTTGTAGTAGTACCATTATTAATTTTCTTTGTCTGTCCATTCCGCTGGATTCTTTCATTCATTAGTCGTCTCCCTTAATACTCTTAAACGACACCGCATCCTTCCAATATTCCTGCGCTCCACAATACATGCTGCCAAGGAATCCTAGACCTTTTGGAAACTCAGGAAACATCACCGAGTGTCCAATCATCGTATCGTGAACTTCACCCTTAACTTCAATGCCACATCGCGTGAGCAAGAAGTGAATATCAAAGATGCAGTTCTGTGCAATCTTAACACTCTTAGGATTACCTAGGACTCTTTGGATTGCTCGCCAGATTTGCAACTCTTCATCTTCCGTCCAGCCTTTCGGGCGGAGAGTAGATTCACCAATAGGGACAACGCAAGCAATCCCAGCACTTGAAGCCAAGGAAAGACAGGATACTTCATAGTTGATTACCTCGATATCGAACGCGAGCTTTTCACAGTTCTCAAAGTGTTCGAGCCATTCCAGAACTTCCTCAACGGTATCATAGTGGTACATGATAGTACGTTCTGGACGAACCAGTTCTGGAAATGCAGACTCAATTTTAGCCTTACGAATGTCCGCCACAATAGCATGACGGTTGATGTAGTTACCACGTAACGTACTCATCGGGCTATACGTTGGAATTACTTTTACTTGACGCTTAAGCTTAGTCGAAGCGCATACATAGCCACGGTACTTAGCTACACTATTAAAGTTCGTCAGCGCCATGAGCGCCGGGTTACCCGCTGCAATAATAACATTAGGTTTAAGCTTATCCAACTCTTCAACCAAAGCTTGAGCATGGACTTGTCCGAGTTCAGTAAAGAGGCGCTTCTTACCATCGTCGATAAAGAAATCTGTATTAGCTCTATTACCGGACAAAGTTGTCTTGGACTTAAAGACATTGGTTAGGTACACTTCGCCCTTGATTAATCTTGCTGCATGTAGACAGCTTTCCAGAATAGAACCAGCCGGCCCGCTGAATGGGACAAGTGTCTTATCATCGAACGGGCTGGTATAGTCGCCAACAATGACGATCTTATCTGTATCCCTGCCGATACCGGGTACAATCCTACTGCGGCTGGTCGGGAAGAAGGACATGATAGTTACTCTTCAGGAGTTTCGAAATTAGCACGGGTTTGTTTTTCTACTTCAAGCATGAACCGATCTTTGTATTCGCCGTTAAGATCAAAGCCAAATCCCCTGAACCCAAGATCGTAGCAGGCGAGAAGTGTGGCCCCGCTTCCGAGGAAGGGAACGAATACGTGCGCATTGCCAACTGCCAGAGTGGTAAAGATTTCTTTAATAAGTTCTGTAGGTCGCTGAGTCGGGTGGTACTTGGACTTGCCGGGCACGCCTGAGTAATTGAAGACATTAAGCCGTCCCTGCTCAACCATGACAGGCTTGCCCTTACGACACAGGAAGAACGGTTCGTACCCTCTAGCAAAGTACAATCCAGGTTGCAATGTCTGTCCTTGGGTCTTGGCCCAGATGGCAGGGATTTCATCTACTGCCCAACCTGCTCGTCGAAGACTGTCGAGAACGGCTTGGTGCCATGTAGGCCCGTACCAAAAGACAAGCCAGCAATCCTTACCGGCAACCCTAAAGAGTTCAGAAGTAAGTTGATCAAGGAAACCTTCATACTTATCAGCCTGAACTTCCTCGTAGGTATGCACATTGCTAGTGACAGAATCCTTCGAGGCTTTCTGCGCGGTGAGGTCAATTCCATACGGAGGGTCACATTCAATGAGCTGGATTTGACCATTACTCTTTAACCCCTTCATACCTTCAAACACATCACCAATCATATAGTTAGCTTGCGCCTGCTTAAGCATGATCTTAAGACCACTTTCAAGCTGCGAACCAACTACCTTCGGATCAGCACGTTCCATCGAAGCTTGTTGCCGACTGCGAAGTTCCTGCACAATAGATTGTTCTTCAAGCTTCTTCAAAACTTTCAGCGCATCATCGGCAGTCTTATATTCCCGCAACTCCGGAATCGCTTCGCACGCGTCAGCCAGTTGCAAGTCCCTAGCTACCTGACTCTTGCTGCTATCCAACAAATCTGCAGTCTTGCGGCCAGACCAGTTAGGGTCTTTCTTCTTATGCAATTCATCAATAGCTTTCGTGAGTGCTACGCGTTCATGCCAGACAAAATCCTTGCGATAGACGTTCTCCATCAACTCGATTTCGCGGCTGTCCATGTCATCTACATATTCCCGGATGACCGCCGGGACAGTGGGCAACCCGAGCTGCGTCGCCGCCGCATAGCGGCGCCCGCCTGCCAGCAACCGGAACGAGGTATCCACGGAAATTGGCTGGATGATTCCTTTAGCCCGGATGGATTCCACTAGTTCATCAAGGTCTCCAAACTCAACTCGGAACCTTTCCCCAACGATGATCTTGTCCAGCGCGAGGTGTTGTAGCTTATCTTTTCTGTGGCCTTCCACGACAACCTTTGTCATTATAGTCCCCTTAGTCTTTTAGAAACTCGGTGATGTGGCCAGTGGAACACGTACTCTCGAGTAACGCAGCAGTGGTAGAAGTTACAATAACACTATGATGTGGATGAACGTTTTCACAAAGCCACTTAACCATTGGTAGTGCAGCTTGCTTGAAACTTTCTTGAAGTTCATGATCCATTAGATGAAGTCCTCCAAACATTATTACAGATATGACACCTGTGCATAAAGCCAAGATCCCAATGTTGAAAGGCTTGGACTCCGCACTTTGGACACTTGCAGTTCATTGCATCCCCTCCAGTTCGGCGATAAACGCTTGGCGATCAGCTTCAGACATGCTAGCCATCATTTTCTCAACAGCCGACATGCGTCCTTGTTGTCCCTTTTTAGCTGCCTTTTTCGCATGAGTCTTGGCAGCGGGACGAATGGTAGTTCGGTTAGCACGAATAGTCCGAATGCGGATGAGGAGTTCTTCATCCGTGCACTGGGAGATTGGTTTAACTAAGTCTTGCATTTGCATTACCGCCTCCGCTTAAGTTCCTCAGCAGCACAGAACTTTACATCTTCGCGCATGTCTGCCTGCTTGCCGACCCATATTAGATAACCACTATCCACTTCCGACCACGGCTTCTTGTAATGCTTACCGAATGGCACGTAAGGAAGTTTAGCTGGTAGTTCAGTCCACTCAACCAGCTGTTCAATGGTAGCATGTTTAAGCAATTCAAGCAAGAGGTCTCGCGTAACTAGTGTATCGTGAAGCGCTGAGTGAGGTTGCTGATGACCTTGGCGACCGCGGTTAGTTCCAAGCTTCAAGAAGTAGCGAAGCACTTCGTTCTTATGGGCTGGTGCATCTGGCCACACGCGAAGTGCACACTTATAAGTGCAAATCCAAATAACAGGAGGAAAGTCAGCACAGCCCGCAGGAGTATTAGCCAGAACACCCTTTTCGTATTCAGCATTGTGGGCTACCAGGATGGGAAGCTTGGAATCAGTTAAGCCGCGCTTAAGTGTATCAATCATTGCAGTACGGATATCAGGCCAGGCGCCAGCATTAACTACATCTTCGTCACAGATATGGTGGACGGCACTGGTTTCCGCGGGGATTGGAATAGGCGGCTTGATTAGAGATGCCCATGTAAAACTTGTATGTGCGACAGCAACCTCTACCGGATGACATGTCTTGGCGTCAATACCAGTTGTTTCAAAGTCAATCGTGAATACGTTGTCTAGGTTCACTAACTATCTCCTGAAATAAGAAACCCCAGGGGCCGAAGCCCCCAGGGAATTAAACCAATCAATCTTCTTCGCGAATCCTAGGAACAACGAGACGATTGTAGACGTTACCATTGTCATCTGGATCACTGAGATTAACCTCAGCATTAGCGGTAGCGCCAACCATCTCCATTGCCAAGCGATCAGTGTCAATGCCATCCCGAGGAACCGGGATGTTAAAGAGCACAAGGAATCGCTTAAGAAGCAGAAGCTTGAAGTTCGCAGACTTCGCTTCATCTTCTTCATGAGGCAGCGAAATCCACTGCGTCATGTTAGGCACGTTCTGTTCATCAGGGAAGCCAATCGAGACACGGAATTGGGGCGAGCCAGGACGCTTGGAGTTAGCACCAGACTTAACCTCAACTGCTTCCGTGATTTGGAGGTTATAACGACCTCCGCCTACCGGCTGCGGCTCTTTCGCATCATCGAAGTTTGCAGGAATATACGTCATTTTGTTTACTCAGTTAGGGGCGTTAGCCCAGGGGTTGCCCAGCCTCAGGAGAGGTGGTGGGTAGGGTTGTCCCAAATTGGGACAGAAGTTCACAGGTTAATGTCTGTCAATGCCATGTCAAGCAAGTCGGACATATCTGCAATATCATTGGTGAGTTTAACCTTCTGGGCAGTCAGCAATGTTACTGTATCTCGAAGATTAGACTCTGCCTGCATTAGCGAAACACGCGCATCAGTTACGTCTTTCTGTACAATAGGTAAAATCTTTTCATACTCTGCGATGGACGATTTAAGCTGCCGCAGATCAGCAGCCTTTTGTTGAAGCACACTTGTCTCAGTCATACTCTTCTACCTCTCCGCAGTTCTTACATACTTGAAAGGTGTCTTGATCGAGCCACTCATGAAAGCCCATCCAACACATTAGTTTATCGAGCAGCCCTCTCATTTACGATCAACCTCCCGATGCCTTGTCCCTCAAGCGGTTTCTTAAAGTCGATGGTCACATCTTCGACCGGCTTGAGTCCCTTGAAGGAAGTACGAACAGTGGTAGTGATACGGTCGGGAGTGGTTTGGATGCGATACTTAATGTCCGACCTGCCATCACTCTCGGCCTCACAGATGAAGATGTCAGAGAACAGCAGAGGAATCTTTGTCCGCAGTCGGCCGGTCATCATAGGCTGGCGGAAAATCCTACCAACCAGTTCATCTTTCTTCATCTCCAGATGCCCGGTCATGACGATAGTTTTACCGAGAGAAACTAGCGTTCGGCAAACATTAGTAAACACCATCATCTGCGGGCCATAGTCATCTTGTTGCGGCCACTGACCTGATCGACCATTGATAGTAAGGACACGATCCATCGCGAGGTCGAGGAAAGTAGTAGCAGAGTCAAATCCAATCACGTCGTAGTCGTCGAAGAATCCTGTGTCGAGGCGCTTCTGAAAATCCTTCTCCCACTCAACGTAGAGATCGTTCTTGAAGTTAGTGGTCTTATCCCCTACGTCTTTCTTCAGTGACCGCACCGACAGGTTCAACCGATCGGGTAGGAACTCTTCATACTCTACATCGTATCCCTGCAAGGAAAGCAACGCATTGGAGTCGAAGCAGTAAATGAACTTCTTCCCCGGTATAGTCAGAAACTGCGTTGTCTTTCCGCCACCAGTATCACCAAGCAAGAGGATGCGATGGGCTGTGTTGCCGCGTGCATCCTTAGCGTTTGCCATAACTGGTTTCCTTGTTTTGTAGATGAATCTTTACATCTTCCGGGTTGGTAATTTCCAGGGCATTCCTTGCCAGTAATGCCTCCCTAATGTGAGAACGAATATTAGGAATGTTCATTCCAGCAGGGCCAACAAATGTAACTGCAAAGGTATATGTAGTTTCAGATGCTTTACCTGCCATCACGCATTCTCCAATTGTTGAAGGCGATCAACGCCTTTATCTGTCAAAAAGATTTTACCTTCTCGTTCTTCAGCAAACCCATTATCTGCTAGATCCCGCCAAGCCATAGCGCCAACAGGTGCCCAGTCGTCAATAAAGTGATCTTTTGTTGCGTGTCCACCTGTATTCTTTACATAGCGCAGACAATCTTTACGAGTGCACATTACTATCTCCTTAGTTGGTACCACGAGAGGGACTCGAACCCTCACAGCATTTAGCCGTCGGGGCTTAAACCCGATGCGTCTACCAGTTTCGCCACCGTGGCAAGGGTTGAGTTACTTAAGCAACTTTTCCATCTTCAAAATATCAAACGGTTCCCAAGGTTCATGCACAAAGCCCGCTGGTGCTTGATCTAGTTTGCTTGGGTCTGCAATGCTGCGACAGATATCAATGAACTGACAGGGGCCGTACTTTCCGAAGCAACTTTCTTCGTTCTTCTTAAACATTCCAGGTTGAAGCTCGCTTACTTCTTCGAACTTTTCCTGCTCGGCGATGATCTGTTTGATCCATTGAGTAGTGCCGCCGAGCCACTCAGCGAGGAGGGTGTAGTTGTGTGCTACAGGGATGAACTTAAACGCATTGTGGACTTTACGATGCACCAGTGCTGCGTCAACCCAGACTGCATTGACATTACCATAATATAGGCTTCCACCAAACTGATATCCTTTAACCTGCGCTGACATGAACCAGCTTGCGACGTAATCTTCACGGAAGTTTCCTTGAATTGCGTAGGCCGTCGTGGACTTATGTTCAATGATCAGCCGCTGGCCATTATAGTCTACCACCTTATCAAGCCTACCAATATACCAGCAATCATCAAGCCCAGGAACTGGAACAGCAAAGGGATGTTCGATGGCAACTACTTCGCAACCCGTTAGCATCTTGTGGCGAGCCATGATGTAGTTAAACAACATCTCCCTCGCAATGCCAGGAGTTCGCGGCAGGTAACGATTTTCTTGTTCTAACGGGATATCAATAGGCAGGTTGTTTTCCTTCCATGTTGCTTCGAAGGACAAAGCAGCCAACTCAGTGAGGTCGTTAGGTTTGTAGTTTTTAGCCTGGCCCCAAACGATATCTTGTGCATCATGCCAGGAGGAGCCAAACACCAGTGCAATACCGGTACCTACCGGACGCCAGCCCATGACGTGACGGATGAAGAACAAACGCGGGCATGTCTTGTAATCACTGATTCTGGTATTGTCATAACAGCGCATTTTTTGGTCACGCGTTGGTGCGTTCATAGCAACTCCAAATCAATAGTCCTAGCCACATACCTTCGTTCATGCCAGATCAACATGTTAACTTTCCCGTGCCATTCTGTCATCAGTGCAGCTGCCACCATGCAGAGAGACGTGAGGCCACTAACAAGAATGAGATCATCTGGTTCCGAGTCTTTCAGCGCGCGGCGCAGATCAGAAAGCATTAGATCAATTCGATCTTTCCTGATAATTCCGGTGGTACAAGTTACTAACTCTCCGAACTCTCGTGCGGTTGAGAAGTCCTGCCCACCGTCGTTGACGATAAAAACTTTACGCATTTTAATCCTTACATATCCAGTGGGCTGCGGAAACCGAGAAAGATCGGGAAGCGTGGCTTCTCCTTCACACCGATTGAGAAACTCTTATACTTGACTATCCGCCCCTTGAGGTTGGTGCGATCAGCGTACAAGGCCCGGCGTTGAATGTCCGTAAAGCCTGAACCGATATTAAAGTCAATACCAGAAACACAGTCGCGAACAAGTAAGCTACCAATAAGATCGTCAGCCACTTTGCCGTCTTGTGAAGTCGAGCGCTTAGAATATCCACGTTCATCCTTTGTTTGCTCGTTGAGGTTGCGGTTGAGTAGTTCGTAATCGAGAACAACTGCTTCGGAATCCTGGAAGCGCTTGACTTTTAGGAGGATTCCTTCGCGGAGGGTGGAACGGTTTTGCTTGTATGGGCCATTAGGATCACGGAGCATTACTCCTTCGTAGCCCTGTTGGAGATAGTCAGCTTCCAACTCAAGAAGATGCTCATAGCCATTTACCCATACATGCGGTACTTGTACTATATTAGCAGAATCACTAAAATAGTCCAGAGACTTCCAACGATCAATAAAGGGATATGGATCATCCCAGCGGTCAAATACATAGTACTTAACGTTAGGAAATCCGCCATGACTCATCACACCGCTGGTAGTTTGTTGCATGAGATTCTTATCCCACGGATTACCAACTACCAATTCTCCGTCCAGCCCATCTAATTCAGGATAACCAAAAAGCGTCTGAGTGCATGCATTAGGAATCAGTTTCATACTCCGGGACATTAACTTTCCGCCAACCACAAGCGCACGAATGCCATCTATCTTAGGAGATAGAAGCATTGGGAACTTAAGCTTTTGGAGGTCTGCGTCAGTTGTTTTCGCAGCGAGAAGAGGGCGAGTGAGGATCATTGCGACTCCCTCATCCAGCCGTCACCAGATGCAGCATGCATCAGTGATTTAATTTGTTCCTGATTATTAAAAGCCCAAGCCACAAATTCCGCAGACTCTTTATCCCAGCCACATCCTTGATAGAATGTACCGTTAGAAACTCCATAAGTCTTACAGTTCTTGTAGCCGCAAGGGCAGAGGACAGCGGTGACTTTATCGTTCATCACAGTTCCTTAATTGTAGTTGTAGTTGAAGTTGAGCGGTAATGTCACTTACCCCATTGCACTTTCTTGCCGTGGTCAGTGGCTGTTTCCTATCGCTACATTATCACGATAGCAAAGTGCAACAGGCTAAGGAGACCAATCCCAGCGCATCATTCTCCAGACAATGCTGGCTCGGCGATGCTAGACCTAGCTTGAAGATGGTTATCGGCGTATACGACACCTCAAGTTATACACGCATATCTAATAACCATCTATAAGAAAGCGTTCTCGTATTATGGAAGATACGCCTGCGATAGGCATTTCTTTATTTGAGAACGCTTTCTTATGCCCTCTCACACAGACACTGGGGAGAGTGAACTGTGCGTTTATTCGCTTACGCGTAAACTGGCATTACACCAGCAGGCCGGAGGGCTCGACCTTATACCAGCAACCAGGGGAAGGGTTGCCGGGACTTACAATTAACCGCGCAGACGGGCCAGCAGTTCCGCCTTCTCTTCCGGAGACAGCTTGCTGAACGCCGAAGCCGCACGTTCCGCCGGAGTTGCCTTGACAGCAGCAGCACGCTCGTTCGGGTTCCACGCAGCAACGAGAGCCTGGATTTCTTCATCCGACTTCTCAATGTGACGGCGAGCCAGAGCCTGCAGCGAGATAACGAAGTTGCCAGAAGCAGCGGCATAGACAGTATCGGCACCATACTTGGCGACGAGGCTATCAAGGTCAGCCGGCATGTCGAACTCGACCTTACGGGCTTCCGGGTGTTCCTTAGTCTTAAACGAAATTTCCATCTTGATTCCTTAGTTTGAGAGAGTTTAACTACCTGTGCCACGATGTAACAGAATTATTCTTCCTCGCCGCCCATGCGTGCCTCCTTGGTTGGTTTTGGTGAATTAATCTGCGAATACGAATCATACATAAGCTTGTGTTCCATGTCAACCGCCCGGCGGATGGATTCGACAAGCTGGAAGATATCAGGATGCTCTATTCGTAAGCGCACCATAGCCATGCGGAAGGTTAGAAGTGCCCGAGTTGACTTGAGCCTTTCATCAGCCCAAGCTTTTGAGACTAAGACTTCGGTAAAAGGTCGAGACGTTTTAGATGTTCGACTAACTTCAGTGCCCATTCCTTTGCTTCCTCTTTCTTACCTACTCGAACATACGCCATGAGTTTACCAACGCATTGACTCAGAGCAACTCGATCTTTGTCTTTAGCCATAGTGTTGTCCCAATTTGGGACACTCCTAATTGTTGGGATATAGCCATGACCTCTCGACAAAGCGAACTGTCGTGCCGAGTTGGCCGGGAATAGACACTTTAATTTGCACAGGGTCTATCATATTCTCACAATCCTCCCCAGCCGCCTGCTTGCTGGTGTTGGCTTGCGAGCATGTCGGGTGCTGGTGTTTGCCGGGACGCACGGACTCTAGGAACGCGCCACACTCTGCGCAGTTCGCAACGCCGTCGCCATCATCCCCCTCACTCGCTGCCGGCTGCTTGGTGCGGAGGGCGGCGGTGATTGCGTTGAGCGCATCGCTTACCCATTGATAGGGGATATTCCCATTGCGGACAGTCTGCGCAAGTCCGGATGGCAACTGAGCCGCCAGAAACTCTCGCGCCTGCCGCTCAACATCCGCCTCCTGCTCGCCGCCTTGCTGATGGGTGAGGGTGGCGACGCACGAGTCGCAATAGCCAGTCATTGCGCGCTGACACTTCTTGCACGGCAGCGCGGCGGTGTTCGTGGTTGAGGGGAATGCAGTATCCAGAAACTTACTAACTGCTCCGACACATCGCAGAACATCACCACTTCTAGTTGTGCCATCAAGAATCTTCTGTTTCATCACAGGATCATCTTCATAGCCCATTGCAATAATCTCACATGCACGGGTTTCAGAATCGTTCACGTCCCAACTCCCATTCTTGCCGCCAGCGGAATAATCTTATCCTTCACATGCTTGTCAGAACTAAATCCACCCTCGCGCCAAATCCTCCAGGGATGCCGGCGCTTCTTCTCAGTGTCTTTATAAACTTTCTTCTTAGTCACGCGTATTTCTCCCCTGTTCTCTATACCAAGATCCTACACGTTCACAGTAATCAGTTCCTGTAGCCTTGTTAAACCATTCTTTCTCTTCAGGGCAACTGGCAGTACACTTTTCAAATGCCATAAAGGCATCCAGAATCTTAATCTCTTGCGGCAGCACTTCATCATAATGCCCGTGCATCAGCATCCTATTAGCATTCACGAACCACTCGTATCGGTGATCTAGCTCCATTGCAATACCTGCAGCTGCGGCGCCACAGAAGATCTGACATTGTTCTGGTGTCATGTTAATCATGAGTTACTCCGCTGACCCTTAATCATCCCGCCGACCCATCTGAGGGAGTGCACAAGCCGGGCCGCTAGGCCACGGCGCGTAAGCACGACGCGCGGCTGTCTGGTGGTAATATCAACCTTCTCCCAAAGCTCCTTCGCTTCCTCCAAGGACACTTTCCGACCAAGATAACTCTGCGCCTGCATCCGCATCCAGGTGTCCGTCCCCAGATGATTCACCGTCGAATCTAGCCGCACAATAGAGGCTTCCCCAATACTGGACGGAACGGATCGCAGCGGGGGAAGTACCTTCACAGACTCTTTTCCATGCGCGGAGGATTTCCGTTGCATAGTCTATCTCCATAGTTGACATTTCGTTGAATTGATATGCGGATGGTACAAGTGCAAACTCATACATAGCCGCAATGCATTGAAGAATCAAACCGTACTTAACAGGATTCATTCTGGCGGCTCCGCTTTCAGTGGATCATAAACGAAGTCAGCCGGTGCAAACTTTCTTCCCGGCAGAACTTTATTCATCCGATCAGTTCTAGCATCAAGATCACGTTCTTTGAAGTCTGCTAGGTACTCACCATAATCAGGATCATCATACTTACTCACTGTCGCCTCCTAGTTCAAGCGCGTGGATTGTTGCGTAAAGTGTATCAGCCATCTGTAGCAATGATGCACTATGTCCTGACGGAATCACGTGAGGGGGTTGTCCATTCAGTGCGATAAACGCAGAGATATAATACTTCTCCACTAACGTAAGCTGGTGGAGTTTTATATCTTTGAGCTTATGGTAACGCAACTGTGCTTTCTTATTACGTTGATCGCGCCGCTTCTCGAATGCGTTCATTAGTACCTCAAAAACCTCCCAGAGCGAACCCTGGGAGGTATGGTTTGGGATTAGTGAAGAACCAGCATATTCTCTTTGTGATACCGCAAGTTCCGCTTCCTAACTACCTGCACATGAGCTTTCTTGCCCTTCGAGTTACGAAGCTCCGCGGCAGTAAATGGAATCATAACTCGTTCATGGGTCTGCTGGTTGAACGGGGCAGAAACCTTTGTATTCTCCCACGGGAAAGGAAGAACAACACGACCGGACTTGGCGAGGGTGACGATAGTCTTGCTCATTTCTTACTCCTCGCGCGGATGTTAGCCCGCTTCTTAGCTTGGCGCTTGTAGTGAGCTGCTCGGGAAGGCTGATGCCCACCAGTACGACGCCACGCAGTATCGAGGTAATACTGCAACTCTTGCCCTTGCTGCATCAAACCCTGCGCTTCCTTAAGATTAGCAGCAGGTGTAACTCCGTCACGGTGAAAGCCAGCAGAAAGTGCTGCTGCGACGTACATCAACTTCGGACGATTACCAGGCATGGTCATGTAACTCCTTAAACCGGCAGGATTGCCGAGTTAGCCAGCTCCGAAGAACTGACTAAAGCGGAAGCCTAGATCTGTCCCAATTTGGGACACGACTACAACGTTGCAAATAGCTGATCTTTCTCTGCCTGACTCAATCCCTTTAGCATTGCCTCAAACTCTTCAGCCGGCGTAAGTTTCTCAACCTTTACCTTAACCTTATCCTCCCCGGACTTCCACGACTTAGGCGCGTTCAACAGAAGATTCCCACTATCAGGATCAGGATGATGGACTTCCCATCGCGCGGCTATCTCAATCACTTCCGGCAGCGCACCATGATAAAACCCTGCACGAACCTTTGCCCTCAGGTTGTGCATCAGGCATTGACCGGCAAGGAACTTCAAATCCTCTTCACTAATTCCTTCCCAGTCAATCACAACTTCGACTTCATGGTGCACGGCTTTGGGATGCTTTTGGAGAAGAACTTTCATTTCTATCTCCTAGCAATACTTGCTGAGATTATTAGCATCGGACTTGGCGTTGTTCAGCAGATCGCAAATTGTCCTAGCTTGCTGCTCCCCATACATAACGGATCGAAACTCACAAAGAACAGCATCACCATCATAGATAATGCATGGAACGCCATCAGGAAACTCGGAGTCCGTACCGACAGTAGTTCCGACCACATAAGGTTTATTATTCATAGTTCTCCCCGGTTGGTTGTCGCGGTTCGTATTCTGTATATCGCAAACCATGCGCGGATCATACAAAGTTTGGATTTAATTTATTCTCCCTATCCATGCGGATAGACTATTTTATACAACAACTGAAACTCCTGTTCTTTATCTTCCGGCCAGTTGCCAACACCATTCTCAGCCATATCCTTCTCGGTTACTAACTGACTAAGCCGAGTCTTAGCATACTCATTCTCAGCGCTGGTATCCAACTCTGCAACTCCGGGTGGCTCCGCTGGCCTCACGGCCTGCGCTCCGCCAGCCAGGGTCGGCGCGGAAATTGAATCTCCCAGCCGACCCATTCCAGCTGCCACTGTACTCCGAGTATTCTGCTGCGCATTACCATTCCCGACATACTGGGAGAGGCGATTCAGATAATTGAACGGATCAGGTTCTGGGATGATTTTCTGTAACCGCGCGGTCTCCAGCAGAGAGGCTAATGCCATGCATTA